CTGTCCGTTACTAGTGGTGTTGGGATGCAGGCTCAGGCGGCGGGGCCGAGGTTCGTCCACCCGGCGGGGTAGGCGGTCGGCTGGTTGTTGTAGGCGGCGTTCACCGCCGCCGCCGTCGAGCTCCCGAACGAGCGCGACAACTCGAAGAACTGCGGCGAGCTGCCGTGCACCGAGCTGCTCACGACCGACGTCCTCTCGATCACCGAGTGGGAGACCCCGGCTGACGCGTCGCACGCCGTCGAGGTGTACGGCGATGCGGTCCTCGTCGGTGACGTCACGACGGTGCAGTTCCACTCCGGCGGGTCCGTCCCCCCGTACGACCGGGCGGCCTACGAGAGCGCTCTCGAAGGCCTCTGAACGCGACGATGCCGCCTCACCCGTAGGCGAGGCGGCGTCAGTCGGGGGCGGTGGGCGTCAGGTGCCGGCGGTGTCGCCGGTCTTGTCGAGCAGGAGCCGGATCAGTGCCGTTGTCTCGCGGGTGAGGGCGCGGACCTGGGCGAGCGTCTGCGCGTTCGTCGGCGACGCGATCGCGAGGAAGGTCGCGTTGGTGGCGAGCGCCTGCTCGGCGCGGGATTGCAGCGTCTGTCGGTTGGCTTCCTCCGGCGGCAGGACGTACACCTCGGCCGTCGTGCCCGTCGGGTGCCCGGCGGTGTCGGTGTGCTGCCAGACGCGGGTGCTTCCGTCATCGGAGATCAAGGTGCGTGGCATCGGAGTCCTCAGGAGACGTAGGCGAAGGGGATCGTCCAGGTCGCGCCGAGCGACCCGGCGGGGTTCGGGCATGACGCCGGGTTGGTCAGGCCGGTACTGCTCGACCCGGAGATGATCGGGGCGAACCCGGTCATAATCGACGTGGATGCTTGAGCGGCGATCGTGCCCATGCCGGATGCGACCACGCAGATGCCGAGATAGAAGAGCCCGCCGGTCGTGGTCGTGTAGGTGCTCGACAGGTTGAGCGTCTTCGCGCTGTTGAGCGCCCAGGCTGTGCTGGTGTCGTCCGCGGTGAGTCGCAGCGGCACCCGCGACGAGTTGAACAGCCCGAACCACTGATTCGACAACCCACTCAACCCGGCACCGGACACGAACGTGATGGACGTCACGGTGAGGTCGGCGGGCAGCGAGATCGCGACGAGGTGCAGGCATCCAGAGGTGAGCGCGATCGCCGACGCCGGGAAATGCCGGGGGACCGTCTCCGCGAGTGCGCCCGAGACTCGGGTGTGGGCAGCGAACGGGGCGATGACACTCGGAGTCGGCACCCTGGTCGTGTCGGTGCCGGTCAGCACCTCCGTCGCGTTGGCAAGCTCAACGATGCCCTCAGCAGAGGTGGACGCGCTGCCCGCCGTCGCAGCGGTCCCAAGGCCGAGGGTCGTCCGTTGCGCCGCGGCGTCTGCGTCATCGACGAGCGCCCGGCCCGCAGCGGTGAACGTCGCGAGCGACGCCGTGCCGGAGCCGGTGAAGTACGGGACCCGATCCGCTGCCGAGGACAGGCCGGCGATGGCGGTCAGCTCGGAGTCGAGCGGCTGCGCGTACCCGTCGACGTACGCCTTGTCGGCGGCGTCGAGCGTGTTCGACGGGGTGCCGGGGCGCAGCTTCCCGGTGACGGTGCCGATGCCGGCACCGGTGCGGCTGATCGAGAAGTCGACAGCGTCGGTGCCGTTGCCGAACGCGATCGCCGACTCGGTGAGGATGGCCCGCTCGACGGCGTCGCCGGTGCGCTTCTGGCTGATGTACGGGGTGCCGAGCAGCGACGAGATCGTCCACGCCCCACCGTCTGCGTGGGTGATCGTGCCCGCCGTGCCGGTCGGGATCAGCTTGCGGAAGAACGTCGCTGCGGCGGAGGCGAGCGACGGTGCACGAGTGGCGTCGGTGCCGGTCTGCGTCTCCGCGTCCGTGCCGAGCTCGACCACGCCGGGGTTCGTCGCGGACGCGAGCTCGGCGTCGATCGTGATCGTGTCCGACCCGTCGGAGACGGTGATGTCGATGCCTTCACCAGCGACGAGCGCAGCGCCGATCGCGTCGCGTGCCTCCTCGTCGGTGTACGACCCGCCACCCCCGGCGCCGAGGGTCGTGACGGTCCCGGCGCTGTCCTTCGTCCTCAGCACAGTGGTGCCGCTGCCGTTGTCGGCGGCGTAGACAACCAGCGTGTTCGCCGACGGCGACGAGGGTGCCGACTGCTCGGTGAACCGGAACGCCCCGGTGACGGCCAGCGTGCCCGCGGCGGTGCGGGTGATCCCCGCATCGGTCAGGCCGGTGCCGTCGCCGAGCAGTAGCCCGGTGTCGAGCAGCAGCGCACGCCGGGCAGCGTCACCAGTACGGGACAGGCCCAGGTAGACGGCCCCGAACAACGAGTCGAACAGGTAGGCGCCGGCCGACGTGTTCGTGATCGTCTGGCTCCCCGCCGTCGAGGTCTGGACGAAGTCGCCGCGGGTGCCGTCGGCGAGCGCATAGAGCGCCGCCTCCATTCGCGCGATTCCGCCCACGACCGCGCCGAGGATCGTGTCGGCCATGATCCTCATGCCCTTGGCGGTGAGGTGGACGCCGTCGGCGAGCGACAGGCCGTAGGTGTCAGGCGAGCCGACGTAGCCAATCGTCTCGTAGCAGTCGGCGAACCCGTAGCCACCGTCCACCGCTAGGGCTCGAGACGCCGCAGCGTAGGCGGGCCACGTCGCCTCCTTGCCGCTGAACGCGTGCTCGGCGACGTGGACGATGGACGCGGACGGCACCTCGGCGGCGATGGCCTCAAGGAGCGTCTCGATCGTCGAGGTGTAGGCGGCGACGGTGCCGGAGAACACGGTCCCGCCCGACGCCGCACCGATGGGGACGATGACGCAGTCGGGGTCGACGAGGGCGATGTGTTCGATGGTGCCGACCGTCGCGAGGTGGTCGGAGGGGCCGTAACCGGAGTGCCCGCCGTTGTGGACCCGGACACCAGACGTCCTGTTCCCGAGGTACCAGTAGGAGCCATACGGGACGGCGACGCCACCCACGGCGGTCACCTTGATCGTGTGCGAGCCGGACGACAGAGCGCCGGAGCTCCACACCGTTGGCACCGCCGAAGCGGTCAGCGTCGCCGTCAGGACGCCATCGACGTGAACGGTGCAGGTGCTCGCGATGGAGGCGAAGTAGACGTCCACGCCGTCACAGGTCTCGGTGTGCTCGGCGTACTCGGCGGCGTCGAGTTGAACGGCGTAGCGGCCGAGACCGGCCGTCGTGACGAGCGACCCGGTGACGGTGTCCCATCCGGGGTTCGTCCCGAGGCCGGAACGGATCGCGAGCCAGCCGACACCGACGGCACCGGCGTTGAACCGCTCGGCCATGTCGACCTCGAACAGCCGCACCCACGACCGCAACCCGACGGACTCGGACGTGCCCGAGTCGACCCACTGCCAGTCCTCCGACAGCGAGTCGCCGACGACGACGATGTCCACCGGCGTCGATGCGACGTCAGCGAGGGCGGAGAGGAGACCGCGCAGCGGGTCCACCTGAGTGACGGAGCCGCCCGCGACGGCGAAGGGGAGCACGTTCCACGCGGTCGCGGCGTCGCCGATCTTGACGCGGCCGGTGTCGGTCTCGTAGCCCCACTCCCCCATCGCCAGGGTCGGGTTCGCCGCCGCCCACTGCGCCGCGGTGCCCCGCCGGTGCTGGATGCGTTGCGCCATCAGGGAGAGCCTCCGTCGACCACCTGGTCAAGTTCCACGTACGGCTGCCCACCTTCGATGCCGTCGTCGTCGATCGGCTGGATGCAGCAGGTGAGCCGGAACCGCTCGGCGACGTTGACGATGCCGCCGTCGACCTGCGTCCCGGCGTCGCCGTCCCAGGTGCGGTTCACGACGGTGACGAACGCGGCGGGGAGCGTGTTGGAGAACCCGTCGCCCGCTCCGTCCCGCTCGAGGATGGCGGTGCGGGCCTTGTCCATCGCGACTTGGCAGGACTCGAACGTCTCGCCGACCGCGGTGACCTGCCACACGACTTCGGCGGTGTCCTCCGGGGCGCCGACGCTGCCGTAGGCGATTCCGGCGCCGATGAGGTCGACGACGAGGTACGGCATGAGGGCGTAGGCGTCGTCGGTCGGGTCGGGGCCACCGGGTCCCCAGCAGGGACGGTGCGTGACCTCGGCGAGCATCGCGACGAGGGCGTCGGTGACGACGGTGCGGGGCGGCGGTGCGGTCGTCACGGGAGCGGCACCCACTCCATCGCGGTCCGTTCGACCGCAGGCGGGTAGAGGCGCTCCATGTCGGCGAGCGCCCTGCTGTAGTGCGGGAACGGGGGCTGGTTGTAGTGGCGCCCCAGCGAGTCCACGCCCTTGAACCCGAACTCGAGCCGGGCCGCCTGCGGTGCCTCGGAGCCGACGATCGCCGCCGAGGTCCCCGTCGACAGCTCGGTCTCGTAGCGGATGCGGATGCTGTTGCGGTAGGCGCCGGTGATGACGTTGGGGCCGGGGCGCCCCGACGCGTACGCCTTCGTGCGCGCCAAGAGGATGGTGCCGTAGTGCCTCGTGACCTTCTCGGGGCGGACCTTCGTGGCGGCGGCGGCGAGCTTGCCGGCGTAGGCGATCGCCTGCGACACGTCGAGCTTGAGCTTCACGACCGCACCCCGGCGCTGTAGGCCACGAGGTTGAGGATGCGCGACGAGGCGTACGTCTTGGTGATGACCTGCGTGACCCGGAACGTGGCACCTTCGAGGCCGGGGTCGTCGGAGTCGTCCACGGTGACGATGTCGCCGACCGCGACGTCGCCGGGGTCGCCCGTCTCGTCGCTGGCGGCCTCGACGGGGAGGCGGCCCCGGTAGTCGTCCTCCGTGCGCTTCTTGCGCCCCGGCTCCTTCTCCTCGGTGTCGGAGCCAGAGGCGGCGGTGATGAGGCAGCGGCCCACGTAGATGGTCGTGGTGGGGCGGCTGACGCGGCCGTCGGCGCGGGACGTCGTCGCGGTGCCCTCACGGGTCACGGTCGCGGTGTCGGTGAGGATGCGCTCCGATGCGGCCCGGATGCGGGCGGTGCCCGCGGCGGTGACGGTCACGGCTGCGGGTCGATCTGTTCGGCGACGTAGTGGAGGAACGCAGTTGCGGGGTCGGCGAGGTCGACGGTCGGGTCGGCCATCATCTCCTCCCACATGGCGTGCCCGTCGAGGGTGCGGAGCAGCGCCCCGACCTCGGCGGTGTCCGTCTCCGCTTCGTGGTGGACCTCGACGACGCCGTCAGCTTCGACGGTCGCGGAGCCGAGGGTGTAGATGCGTAGCGTGGTGGGCTGCCCTGGGCGCACGATCAAGTCGGCGCCCTCGGTGATGTCCGTGACGTCGCGCCCGTCGATGACGACGGAGCCGCCGCCGATCGGGTCGATGTCGAGGGAGAAGTGGACGGCCACGGGGGGAGCGTGACGGCTCCCCCACCCGCCGCGGGGATGCAGGTCAGCCGAGGGTCAGGACGGAGACGAACAGGCCCGTTACCCCGCTGTAGGTCACGCTGACGAGCCCCGTCGTCGCGTTCGCGAAGCGGTTGGCGGGGAACGGCCCGAACATCTTGGACGTGCTCGCGCCGACGCTGGCACCGGTGTTCTCGTCGGTGCCGTAGTTGGAGGGGGTCACGGAGTCGAACGTGACGGTGAGGGCGCCGCCGCTGAGGTTGGTGACGAGGACGACGGTGCGGTCGCCGGGGACGAACGTGTCGCCGCCAGCGTCGGCCGAGGCCGAGGTGTAGGTGGTCCCGGCGTCGGACGGGGCGTACGTGGTCAGCAGGGCCATGTGGGCGAGGGTGACGGCTCCCCCACCACCGGCGGGGATGCAGTCCCTAGCGGGTGCGGGCCCTGCGCCGCTGCCGTTGCGCCCGCGTCGGCCGCGACCTCTGCACCCTCGGCCGCGCCTGGATCGTCGGCCCCGGCAACGGCAGCGGGTTGCTGGCGTCGTCGAACGGGAGGCCGAGGGGCGCCACCTTCTTCGCCCGGCGCGCCGTGTCGATGTCGGGCCGCGGTCGGAACGAGCGCTGACACCTCGGGTGCGCGAGGAGGTGCGCCGACGCGAACTCGGTCTCGACGATCTGCCCGTTCGCGAGGCCCCCCGACGTGTGCGTGATCCACTGGCAGTCGGGGCCGTCGAACACCTCGCAGTAGAGGGACCCCGTCGCCCGTGCCACGTCGATGGCCGCCTGGTTGTAGGTGAGCGACGCCCGCGTCCTCGTCAGCATGTCCCCGTGATCCGCCACGGTGCGGAACGAGCCGTCGCTGTAGCGGACGAGGCCGAGGGGGTGCTGTAGGAGGTCGCGGAGCTCCCCCGGTGACAGGGCACGGATCTCCGCCGGGGACAGCACCGGCAGCCCCTGAGGCACCTCGAAGGAGGCGGCGGTGCGGCGGAGCGCCTGGCCGACGGTCGTCGTGTCGTCGATGTGCTCGGCGAGGATCGCCGCGACCTCGGCGTCCATGAGGTCGTCGATGCTCCCGAGGCCGGTGACGTCGGCGGCGATCTGCGCCCCGAGGCGGTAGATGCCCGACAGCTCGTCGCGTGCCCACGTCGCGGCCGTCGCCTCGAGCCGCGCCGTCGCCGACCGAACCGTACCGATCACGGTACGGGTGGGGGGCCGTTCGCCGCCGAGGATGCGGGAGACGAGGCGGCGGATGGTCCGGTCGGCGTCGTCCCAGTCCGAGACGTGGTTCGCTGCGGCGGCGGCGACGCTACGAGGCTGCGGCACGGCTCTCCTCGCGGCACCAGTAGCAGTCGGGGGACGCCCTCATCGCGAGGGAGGCCCGGGCGACGTGGTAGACGCCGTGGACCGGGCACACGAACTCGGTGACGCCGAGGTCGGCGTAGTGCTGTTCGATCGGGGCGACGTGGACGGTGCGGCGCACGTCGCGGTCCGGGGTCATGCGGCGCCGAGGTCGAGGGACGGCGGCGGGTCGATCGACACTTCCGCCGAGGAGACGAGCGCGAACGTCTGCGTGAGCCGCTCGGCCGCGCGCTCGCAGTACGCCTCGTTCTTCTCGATGCCGATGCACCGACGCCCTGCTGCTTTCGCTGCCTCCATCGGGCGACCGCTTCCCATGAACGGGTCCAGAATCAGTCCGCCGGGTGGGGTCACGACACGGAGGAGTCGGTCGATCAGCGCGACCGGCTTAGGGGACGGGTGGTCATCCGGCTCGATGCGGTCGACCGTCAGGACATTCGGTGTCGCGCGGTCGTAGACGTTCGGGACGCCCTTAGCCGCGTGGCAGGCGAGCTCGTGCTGCTGGCGGAACCCGTTACCCATGCCGAGCGTCCGCTTGTCCCACACGATCATGGTCTGTACCCGCAGATTGCACGTCTCGATCGCGCCGACGAGGTTGGGCCACTGCCGCCAGTCGATGAAGCAGACGAGTGAGCCGCCGTCCACGAGGGCGTCGTAGGTCCGCAGCGCCGTCTCGCGCATGAGCCACACGAACCCGGTGGTCGTCATCCGGTCGTTGTCGATCGGCTTGTCGGCGAACCGCTGCCCGCGCACCATGCCGCCGGTGCGGGTGGACTTGTCGGCTTCGTGGCGGGCACCGGACGCGTACGGCGGGTCGGTGAGGATGGCGTCGACGGAGCCTTCGCCTAGGTCGAGCGCGTCGAGCACCTCCAGCGAGTCCCCGTGGTAGATCGTCGCGAAGTCGTCGGAGTAGTACGGCGTCAGCGTCACCCGCCCACTCTCCCCCGGTCCACGGTCACCGCCGCGGCGAGCGCCGGAACAGGCGCGACACCGACACCGTGCCCGCCGCGTCGCCGACGAGGCGCTCCAACTGCGTGATGTTGTGGTCGAGGCCCGCGAGGTTCCCCGCCACGTTGTGGGCGTAGTCGCCCGTCAGCGTCAGCGAGGCGGGGTCGGCGAGGAGGTCGGCGCGCATCTGGCGGCACACCTCCAACGCCGTCGCGTGGGCGTCGGCGAGGCGGTCCATGCGGGCCGTCAGGTCGGCCTCGGTGAACGTCGAGGCCGAGGTCCCGACGGCGGTGCCGCACCAGGAGCGGACCACGGCGAGATCCTCTGCCGCGATCGTCACGCCGCCACCTCCCCGTCCGCGATCACCGCGAGGGTGCGGAGGAGCGACGGTCGCCGCTTCCCCTTCACCTCCGCCTCCCACGCCTCATCCGCGCGACGCGGGTCGCCGTCGACCCAGGCGAGCACCTCGTCGACACGGGCACCCGCTGCGAGCGTCGCGGGCTTCGGCTCCCGCTCCGGGGCCGGAAGGGGACCCGACTGCCACCCCGACACGGTGCGGATGCCGTCACGGGTCGGTGTGGACGGCGTGCGGGGCGCCGTCTCGGCTGCCTCCGCCAACTGCGCCGAGGGGCGCTGCCACCCCGACACGTCTCGAATCATGGTCACTGCTGGTGCTCCTGTCGTTGCGGAGGCCGCCGTTACCCAAAGCGGCCCCAACCCCGAAGGGTCGGGGCCGCCGTCGGCACCAGCAGCCGAGGTGGTCTCACAACACCGCAAGCGGTGTCAGCGAGGATCAGGGGGTGCAGTCGAAGATCCCGAGACGGTCGGGATCGGTCAGCACGGGGAGGCAGATGCCCGTGACCTTCGTCCACCGGGTGGGCGGATCGAAGGTCGAGGTGACCGCAGCGGTGAGGCCGGCGGCGCCATCGACCGTGAGGACGTTGGCGTCGACGAGCTCGAGCGCTTCGGCGGTGACGCCCCAGGCGGTGAAGCCCAACTCGCTCGGGTCACGCGGAGTGAACAGCACCAGGTCCTCACCGAGGACCCGGGTCGTGCTGCCCGCGATCTTGAACGAGGAGTCGTACACCATGACCTCGGGGAACCCGAGGCGGTCGTGGATGCCGTTGATGTCGCCGAGGCTGAGCCGCGACGGGGTGACGCCACCGACCGAGGCGAGGCCCTGGTACTTGGTGTTCGCGGCGAGCGAGCGGGCCGTCTTGCGGCTGACCCACATGTAGCCGGCGTAGTCCAGGTTCTCGGCCGCGTCGAGGAAGTTCCCGATGTCGGTCGGGATGTCGGTCGTGGTCGTGTGCCACGACGCGGCCGCGGTGTCGTCGTTGTCGGTGTCGAGCCCGAAGTCGTAGCTCAGGTCGAGCCCGCCGTCGGTGATCGTCAGGATGGCGTCGGTGAGCACGTCGCCGCGGGCGTACTCGGCCCGGATGCGGGCGGCGCGGGCACCCTTGAGGGCGTCGTTGAACACGACGTCTTGCATGAGCGGCGTCATGTTGCCGCCGGTGCGGAGGCCCTGGAGGCGCAGCGTGTCGTACTCGCCGAGGCGGTACTTCTCGCCGACCTTCAGCATCTCAGCGCTCTTGCGGCTCGCGCTGTCGCGCTCACCGATCGCCGTCTCGGCGTCGAAGCTCTGGAAGTTGGCGGCCTGGTTCGTCTGCGTGACGACGTCCCACACGGCCTCGATGGACGGGAACAGCCGGTCGGGGAGGATGGCGTTGAGGCCGACCTTCGCCGGTTCGGGCGACTCGCGCACGACCTCGGTGAGGACGACGGGGTCGACGATGTCGTAGATGATGCTCATGGTTCAGGTCCCTTCTCAGACGAACCGGATGCGGCCAGCGACGTCGGCCTTGCCGGCAGCGTCGACGGAGATGGGCAGGTTGGCCTCGACGACCTTGCCGTGCGTGAGCATCGCTGCGGCGCAGTCGATGGTCGTGTCGGCGGTGTCGGGGACGGGGACGGCGGTGTACAGGAACCCGACGAGGGTCTCCGCGCCGCTCGACACGGCGCCGCCACCAGCGGTGCCGGTTGCGGGGGTCGCTGTGCCGGCGCCGCCGGTCAGCGACTCGGTGACGGTGATCTGCGGCACGTTCTTGCCGACGTACTGGCCGCCGAACGTGAGGGTGAACGTGGTCGAGTTGCTGACCGTCGCACCCTGAGTGACGGTGACGTCCCCGGGGCTGATGTTCGGCAGGGTCTCGAGCGCGGCCTGCATCGTCGCCGAGTCACCAGCGGTGCCGGCGTAGGTGATGTTCCCGGTGTTGTCACCGTCGAACGTGATGTCGTAGGTGCCACCGGTGGCGTCGATGACGAGCGTCTGGACCTCCGACGGCGAGGCGCCGTACGGGCCGTACTTGCCCGAGGCGGTGATCTTGCCGAGCGGGATGCCGGCGTGGAAGACGCCGTTGGCGTAGTGCGTGTTCGCGGTGAACGCGCTCACGTCGAGGGTGATCGACT